TGAACAAATCGCTGAAATAAAAGCAAGAACAAACAAAGGCGGAGTGACAAAGTAATGATTTCAATTATAGATTTAGTTGAAGTTACATTAGGTGAAAAAGATGATTTCCTAAAGGTCCGTGAAACATTAACACGCATCGGTGTAGCTTCCAAAAAAGAAAAGATTCTCTACCAGTCCTGTCATATATTACACAAACAGAGCAGGTATTACATAGTGCATTTCAAAGAACTATTTGCTTTGGATGGTAAACCAACAGATATTACCGAGAATGATTTATCTCGTAGAAACGCTATTGCAAAACTGTTGGAAGACTGGGGATTGGTAAAAATATTGGATAAAAGTAAGGTGGAAAACCCACCTCCAATATTCCTATCACAAATTAAGATCATCTCTCACAAGGAAAAAGATGATTGGAATTTGGTACCCAAGTATAATATTGGTAAAAAACCAGGAGCCTATTGACAAAATAGGCTTTTTGTGTTATAAATATGGATGTAGGTGCCTTAGGGGCCTATAATTTTGATTAACTCGCTTAACTAAGGAGCACATAAACATGACTACAAGTCTATTACCAAGTCTATTTGACTTTCACAAAACATTGGATCCATTCACAGTTGGTTACGATAAATTCTTCAAAGACATTGAGGAAGTATCTAAAAATGTAGCCAAGAATGTACCATCGTATCCTCCATACAATATCAAACAAGTAAGCAAGAACAAGTATGTCATTGAAATGGCAGTCGCTGGTTTTGCCAAGTCTGATATTGAAATCACACTTGAAGGTAATAAACTGGTTATCAAAGGTGCTGCAAAAGAAGATGAACTTAAAGAGAATGAAAATTTCTTATTTAAGGGAATCGCTAACCGTAACTTCACACGCTCTTTTACCATCGCTGATAAGATTGAAATCAATCAAGCTGAAATGGTAAATGGTATGTTACGTGTATGGTTAGAAAATCTTGTGCAAACTCAAGATACCATTAAAAAGATTGCCATCAAGGAAAAGAAGGATGAATAACTGGTGGCCTGTATCCGATGAGGAATGGGAACAGTTGAATTATCCACAAAAAACCAAAAGTCGGTAAACATATAGGGGGTCTTGACAACCCCCTATTCCTGTGATACAATATATTATATTATGAAAAAAGTGAAACCAATTCTCAAAAAGGTCCGTGCTAAAAATGGTACGGATATCTTCTACACATATTCTAATTGGCCTATCGAAGAAATCGATGGCGAGAAGTTTATTCCCGTTGTAAAACAAATGCCTGATCCTAAGAAAAATCAGGTTGTTCACTACATGAAAAAAGATAGCATGGAGTATGTGAAATGAGTGTATTGAATCAATATCAATTACTGAATAATCAAAAGCGTATTTTTGATCCTAAAAATAAAAAAGATGTTGAGTTGTTAAAAACATTTTTGGCTGAGAATAAATGGGGTGGTCCTTGCCCATTCTTTTTAGAAGAACCATATTTAAATATTCCTGATATGTTAAAAGATCGATATATCAGAAGCCAGTTGAATATTCCACAACCAACTGTTGAGATGTTAAGATGAATTGGTTAAAATATTCAGGATGTAATATTACATTGAAATTGAATCCTTTTCATTGGAGATTAAATTTCAGTAAAGGTAGTGAGAATGATGCTTGGGAAATTTCAACATCATATATTATTGAATTATTACCTATCACAATCCGAATATGGATTGATGACGGTAGTTGGTAGACCAAAGGGGCCTTTAGCTCAGTTGGTTAGAGCAGAGGACTCATAATCCTTTGGTCGTAGGTTCGAGTCCTACAAGGCCCACCAAAATATGTTTGATATATTTACAAGAATAGTATTAAAATTATTGTCTTTGATTTTATCTCAAAGTCCAACTTTAAGAGAATTTCATTATACAATTTTAGATGAACATGAAACAATGTATATTGCTTTAAGTGATATTTCTCGCATGGACAAAGATGGTAAGATGGGTAAATATGCTCAACAAGTCCTGAACGATTTGCCGAAAAGACATAACATATGAAACAAAAATTTATTAACGCTTATATGGATGTGGCAGAAAGATTTGCCAAATTATCGTCTGCCAAACGATTACAGGTTGGTGCTATCATTGTCAAAGATGATAGAATCATATCCATTGGTTATAATGGTATGCCTGCCGGATGGACTAATGAGTGTGAAGAAGTGGTAGAAATACATGAGGATGGTGGAGTTGTCACCAAAACCAAGGACGAAGTGATCCACGCAGAGGCCAATGCCATCGCCAAACTGGCTAGAGGTAGTGAATCTGGAGATGGTTCCACCATGTTCCTGACCCATGCTCCTTGTATTCATTGTGCTAAACAAGTCTATACCGCTGGTATTAGAAAGGTATATTACCGAAACTCCTATCGAGATACCATCGGCCTAGACTTCTTAAACAAATGTGGTGTTGAAATAGAACAAATTTCACCTGGTGAAATCTAGAGAGCACCTAAATATTTGAGAAGTGTCGGTTTTCACAGGAGAAACCTCAGATGCAACTCAGTATAATCGGATGTCCCGATAAGAAACGCTTTCGTCCTTACGTCAAGCGTGCGGCTATGTTTTATGCTGAACAATTAATGACACCAAAGATGTTAGAAAACATTTTTGTTCGTATTAAATTTGATTCTAAAATAGATGCTTTAGGATATGCGGATGTTATCAATTATAATGAAAGCAATAAGCCTAGAGAATTTCAAATTGAATTAAATCCTTTGGCTGGTTCACACGACATATTAGAAACATTAGCCCACGAAATGGTGCATATTAAACAATATGCCTATGGTGAAACGAATGAGTATGGAACTCGATGGAGAGGACAAAGAATTACCGAAAATCTGGACTATTATGATGAACCATGGGAAATAGAAGCTTATGGTGTATCAATTGGATTGTTTAGTAAATTTGCTATTAAAGAGAAATTGTGGGAAGTGTTTTCAGATATTCGTAATCCCGATGATGTGTTAAAACCAGAACCAATTGCTTGGCGAAATATACCACAAATAAGTATTGACAATCAACCTATATAATGTTAGAATTATTTCATGCGGTCGGGGTATAGAACCAGAGTAGGTGTCCAACTTACTCACTTAGTGCGAATCTAAGCCACCGCTCCACTTTCTAAGGACTATATCATGGCAGTTTCAAAAACTAAAAATAAAAATCCAATGCTGACCAAAACTGGTAAACCACGATTAGGTCCACTAAATATTGCTCAACTAACAAAAATGTTAGAAGAAACAAGCAAGCCCAAAATCAAAGCAAAAATTAGAAACGCACTCGCAAGAAAAACATCCTAGTTTTAATGCCCTAATAGCTCAGTTGGTAGAGCAACTGATTTGTAATCAGTAGGTCCCGTGTTCGAGTCATGGTTGGGGCACCAAAATTGTCTTGTAGCTCAGTCGGTAGAGCAAATGACTGTTAATCATTGGGTCGCTGGTTCGAGCCCAGCCAAGACAGCCAAACCGAGTGTAGCGCAGCTTGGTAGCGCATCTGCTTTGGGAGCAGAGGGTCGTAGGTTCAAATCCTACCACTCGGACCAATTATACTTGTTGAGGAGAAGAATTCATAAAATTTTCAATTAAAGTTGCAACATCACCATATTGATAATCTTCAAGCATTTCAATCATAAGATTAATAACTTCAATTTGGCGTATAAAATTTTGTAATTCATTTTCATGAATTCTTAGTTGATTTTCAGCAAACATTTTTAATATATTATCGCCTTGATTTTTTTTCTTAATTTTATTGACTATTTTATTTAATTTTTGTATGTAACTATTACATATGTTGATATTGTGATTAACATTTTGCCTTCTTGCACGACTTTCATTTTTCATAATTAATACCAAATCATCCGCATCAGCGTTTATGTTTGCAATTATGCTAAAAAATAAATTACTAAGTTGATCAAGGGCTTCATCACGAATGCTTACTGTATTTTCATATTGTCCGGTAGTATCGTATTTTGTTCTACTTATAGGATCAATAAGAACTTCATAAGCATGTTTTATTTGTTTAAATAATTCGGGATCACCACCTTTATCTGGATGGTGTTGTTGAGCAAGAGATTTATATTTGGATTTAATTTCTTCAAATGTGGCATTTTTAGAAAGACCTAAGATATCATATAGATTTGTATTCATGTTTTTATTTATGTAACACCAAAAAGGTTGGAGTTGTCGGAGCCTCCGAAAATTTTCCGGCGTTTTCAAAGTTTTAAATTTTGATTTTTGATTTTAAGATATATAGTTATAGCGGGGTAGCTCAGAGGTAGAGCATTGGACTCATAATCCAGGGGCCGTAGGTTCGATTCCTTCCCCCGCAACCACTAAGGAGATATTATGACTGAACCAAAAAAGCCAGCAGTTGTTTTGCCTAAACCAAAAGTGCCGTCAGCACCAAAACCAAAACAAACATTTGTTCCTAAAATGACGGTAATGCGAAAGGCAGGTAGAGGCAGATGACATCCGATTTAGAGAAGTATCGTAAACAGGCTATGGAGTTATGGTTCAATAATGGTGGTAGTTGCACAGGTGCCTTGCCACCGGAACCAAAAGATATTGACGATGCTATTGCTGAAGATGAAGAATTCAAAAGAATTGAACAACAACAGAAAAGGTAAATTATGTTCTTAGAAGCCATATGGGCTGTATTGGCCATCATATTGATTGATATTGTATTAGCAGGTGATAATGCACTTGTGATTGGCATGGCAGCCAACCGATTGCCACCGGAACTCAAAAAGAAAGCAATCTTTTGGGGAACATTTGGTGCAATTGCAATTCGATTCGTATCAATTATTGCATTGACTTATTTGCTACTGATTCCAGGTTTGAAATTAGTAGGTGGTCTTGCGTTAGTTTATATTGCATGGAAATTGGCCTTTATGAACAAAGACCATAATATGGAGGCCAAAGATACATTCTGGTCTGCAATAGGTACGATTGTAGTTGCTGATGCTGTGATGGGTATCGATAATGCTTTAGGTATTGCAGCTGCCGCCAATGGTGACTTTGGCTTAGTTGTATTTGGTTTGTTAATTAGTATTCCTATTATTCTTTTTGGTAGCACTATTATTGCCAAATTTTTAGAGAAATATCCGAATTCTATTTTTATTGGAAGTTTTGTATTGTTCTTAGTTGCAATTCAAATGATTCTCAAAGAACCATTTATTGATACTTATGTTGACCCACTACATGATTGGGTTGAAATGAAATTGCCATGGTTAATTGCTATTATTTTAACCGCAAAACAGTATTATCGAGCAAGGATTAAATGCAACTAACAAAGGCTGCTGCTGAGAGAATTCGTGATTTGATTATTGAAGAAAATGAACCAACACTTAAAGGATTAAGAGTTGCGTTACGAGGCGGCGGTTGTAATGGCTTCGAATACATCTTCACCTTTGAAAACACAATAGGTGAAGATGATTTCGTTTTTGAAGCTTCAGATGTTAAATTGATTGTCGATTATATGTCAATGGAATATCTCAACAAAGCAACATTAGATTATGTGGAAAAACCTTTTGAATCTAGGTTTGTTATTAATAATCCACAGGTCAAATCAACCTGTGGATGTGGTTCATCAGTTGGATTTTAATTTAGCTAGTTTTAGTTTTTCTAATACTTTGATATAGAACCAACCTATATCTAACTCGAACCATTTCCTACTAAGCTTGGCAGAACTAGCATCACTATGGTGATTATTATGAAGCTCTTCGCCACCAATAATAATACCAAGAGGGAAAATATTTCTAGATGATTCTCTCGTTTCAACATTTCTATACCCCCAAAAATGACCTATACCATTAACAACACCTGCGGCCCAAAACGGAATCCACAACATCTGTATTAACCAAATCAACATACCCCAATAACCAAATAAAGCAAAGCATATTAAAAAGTAAATTGAAACACCCAAGTAATTTAAAGGTGTATATAAATTCTTTTCGATAAAATCATCTGGTGTGCCTTTGCCAAAAGAATTGACCATCAACTTATCTTTGGCTGCCGTATTATATAAAAGTGCTCCACCAAATAAAACTTTCCATATACCAAATAATTGTGGTGAATGTGGATCACCTTTTTGGTCTGTCATACTGTGGTGTTTACGATGAATTGCTACCCATTCTTTTGTAACCATACCTGTGGTTAACCATAACCAAAAACGAAAGAAATGATTTACTGCCGGATGAAATGTTACAGAAAGGTGAGTTTGACTACGATGAAGATACAGAGTTACGGCGATGATTGTAAGATGTGTTGTTATCAGGACATAAATTAGTTCGTTCATTTGTGTGTTTTAGTAGTGTGTGTGGAAGAAACCAAAGATTGAGCATAACATATATCCACAAATCTATTGGATTGATTATTACCATTACTTATTTAGGTCTTTGTAACTGTGCCTATAACAAGTTTTAAGATACTGATTTTTACCATTACTATTCATAGTCTTAGCCGCATAAATTTGAGCAGGCCTCTCACAACCTTTTGATTTACAAATTGGAGGTATATCGAGGCCTGGCATCATATTATTTTGCTAATGGATTATCCATTGCTTTTTGAATCTTGCTGTCCACCTCTTTACGCATTTGGCGCAAATCTTGATCGACTTCACGATTCAGTTGTTTACCATCACGTTCTACCTGTTCAACAACTTTTTCAAGTCTGCGAATATCATTCTTTAAATCGTTTTTAATATCTTGTGTATATTGAACCGACTTCTCAGAGTTTTGCATGGTAAGTTCCATTTTTTTATTTAACTCTGATAAATCTGGCGATACATACTCAGCAATTTTTTTCTTCATACCTTGATAATCTTTATACACTTCAAATGCACCATAAAGTCCACCAAGTGTAGATGATACAATAGTTGCTGCTACCATTAATTTAGCAGGAGTAAATTCATAACCTCCAATACTTATAACAGTATCTTTACTTGCATATTTTTTGACGGCATTTTCCATATCGTCAATTTTTTTGTTTACGTCTTTTATTTCTTCTGGCATTTTATTTTCCTAATTCGTATTGTGATTGAACCATTTGATTATGCAATTGATCAGTCGCACCAAATAACCTACGACCAGCTCTAGCATTATCTACATTTTTTTGGCCACCGTAAATTGTAAACGGTTTATAAAAAGAAGCATCTTTAATAATAACATTATTATAAGCATCAAAATTTGGATTAAATCCCATTGCAGCAATTACTAAACCTTGTGTTGCAATTTGAGCATTCATTGATTTTGCTTCACCATTTTCTTTAACCGCTTCAGAACCTTTTGCTACTGCTTCTCTCTTTGCCGCTTCTACTCTTGCCTGTTGCATTGTTTGCCTTGGTGATTGAGTGGTGGTTGATGAAGAACCAGAACTTGTTGAAGTAGGAGATGAAGAAGTTGTTGAAGAAGAACTCGAACTACTTGAACTTGATGATTGACTTTGTACCGATTCAACTGTTAATGCTGTTGTTGTTTGTTGTGAAGAAGATGGTGATGTCAATTGAACAGGAGCTGCCGGCGCTGTTGGTGCTGTTGAAGTAGAAGTTGTTGTTACCACCCTATTAACTACAGGATCAGCAACAACAGCCGGTGTTGTGCTAACTGTACCTGAAGAAGAAACCACAGCAACAGGTTCTGTTGTTGTGGTGTTTGTTGTTGAACTTGCAGTTGGTGTAACA